TGTGTACTTCTTTTTGTTTTTTCACAATTTTAGTCAAACTCTGTCCGCCTGACGGAGCCGGTGGAGTTGTGGGTGCTGGTGGAGTTGTGGGTGGCGTTTTAGGTGCTGGTGGTAATTCGCCATGCTTGTCAATGTATCTCCATCTAAATGTGTACTGCGAAGCAATCAACAATAATACTGCTAATGGATCAAACACAAATATAATTGTAATGATTACCCATCTCACTGCTTCTTCTAATAAATTTCTATCTGCTTCTTCCCCATACACAAATTCAGCAATATATCTGATAGGTCCTACTTCAGATTCCAGTTTCATTAACTGACTTTTTAATGGTTCTTGCTCTATGATTAACAGTTCTATTCTGCCTTGTGCATCAAATATATTTTTTTCTGATGTTTGTATGGAAACATCATTTTTATCTAAGGAGTTGTTAATCTGAGCTCTTAACTTGTTGATGTTTTCTTGAGCATCTGATACTTGTTGATTAATTCTGTCTCTTTCTGCTTGTTGACTTTTACGTACTTCCAGTCCACGTTTGATGTTGTCGCCTTTAAATAACCCTTTACCTTGATCAGTGTATGCCTTAACATCTGCATCTAATACTTCTAGACGTTTATAGGCATCATCTATCTTCTTTTGCTCTATCTGGATGTCTTGGTTAAACCTATCATTACTGCCCGTGCTTTGCCCTGTTAGACGCTCTAAAACATCCTTTTGACGATCTATATAACTGTTCTCTGCTCTTACTTTGTTGTCTATGATTTCAATTCTTTGTGTAACTGTGTCTGAAGATAAATTTTGGTCCACGTGTGCTTTGGATAAAAATCCAAATATACCCATAGAAGTGATCAGCATCAACACCAACACTGCTATTGATAGATAGGTTCGTAACCACCAAGCCGCTTTGCTCCAATACTTATGAAGCCACACAGCCGTTACCAACTTACCTACTTCTAAGGCAGTACCCATTATAATGATTGGTACAGCCGCCGCGGCAAAAATTGCCACTAGCCCAGCCACTGAGTAATAGATTGCTACACCTGAAATGGTGATTGCTGTTAGAAATGTGATAAGTCCAAATAACATACTGTTTCCTTTTGTATGCTATATTTACCTACTTTTACCTAATAAATTGCCAGCCGTGGTATGCAACATCCTTACAGGCAGTTTCCTTAAAGTCTCTTACTTTGTCTTTCTTTTTAATCTGTGTAAAAATAACCCTGCAATATCCACCACCATGCGGATAACTTGCAACCACTTTTACAAAACCATGTGTATCAGCCTTCATAGTATGCCATGCAACCACTTTACCTTCTTCTAGGTTGTCCAAAGCAAAATACACAGCCTGAGCCTGCTTCTTTTGATCTTGTTTGGATAACTTACCCATATTGTTTCGTATAAAATTATACCAAATTTCTACACTGGTACCTGCATGAGTATAATTATGACTCACACTATTCTGACTGCTTATACTTTTATTGGTAGTGGCAGTTGTTCCACAGGCAGTTAATAACAAACTACCTAATAGGATTAACCATTTCCCACGAGCCATCAAACTTTTGACAAACATATCCTTTTTTCCTTATCCATTGTTGATTGACATACATATCGAACCAATACTCTTTGCAATCTTTGGCTATACCTGAGTATGCCAAAAAGTCTTTTGCTCCATCATCACACACTAAAGTTTCAACTATCTGCTTGTCGATAATCTTTCCTTGTGTGTCTTTTGTGATAACAGTTTCTGTTTTAACATTGCAGTATTGATCTGACCACGGTCCTCCTGCTTGAGCAGACGAACCAACGACAAACAGTATCAAACCTAGTGCTAACATGATCAGAGCGATTGTGTATAATATTGCCTTCATATTATTTGTCAGATTGTTTTAATACTTTATCCGAGGTGTTGCTGATTTTTAACTTGCTAATTAACTTCTTGTTGTTTTTATCTTCAACAAGGTTAACTATGTTTTCAACATCTTTCTTGGATATCTTCATCAAAACAAATGATCTGTAATTGCTCTTCTCAGTGTTGTATATTGTTAATTTCTTTTCAACAGAATATGTTCTTAACACAGTCTGTTTAATCATATTAACAATCACGTCTTGAGCTTCTACTGTGCCAATCATTGACTCAGAAGCACCTTTTTCAGAATAGTTGATAGATGTTTTATTGTTCATCTCACCATTTATTCTATCAGTGATCTTCGCTTTTGCTTTAAGAACTGCCTTCTTCTGAGACATTTCCATATCTGGAGATACTGCTACTGCTACTGCATAATAGAAACCATCTCTAAAGATAAATCCCTCTTTGCCAGTATCTGCGTGGTTAAGATACCAAGCCGGTACCTTCTTTGCTTTTATGTTTTCTGTTGGTAACTGTACCATTCTACCTGAACAAGCAGTTAGAACAAAACCTAATACAAGTACCATTATTATATTAATGTGCCTTTTCATAAGCCTCCTTTGTAAGTTTAAATTATATATGAAATTGCCAAAATAGTCAAGCATTACCTACCAAAAATAAATGGCGTGTTCATTGACTTTTTGCAATTGATGTTACCAAAATATTATGTGAGTACCACGTATTCGAAGTTTTGAGTGGTTTCATTCTTCTGAATTAATTTGGCACCGTTTCTTAAATGAAACTTCTCTGCCATTTCAGTGAGTGGCGATAGTGTCACCAACCTATTCAAATGATTCGAATGTTTAATCATTTTGTAAACTTCCTTCACAATCATTTTACCACCACCTTTTTTAAGACTCCATACAGTGTAAGCAATAGCAACAGATCCTTGTATTCCTGCTCTGTGTACTGACTGCATGGCGGCGTCTTTGCTTAACACATCCATTTCTTCAACAGTCTTTGGAACTTGGTTAGTGAATGCGAAACACATCACAGCCATAATATCTTCACCGTGTTTAAGTCCGTAAATTTTTCTACCGTATGAGGTTCTAAATTTTATATCCAGTTCAGGACGAACAGGATCTTTTGTACAATCTACTTCGTGCAATTCAACCAGCTCAGTTTTTTTAAGCCAATCAAAATCAAACCATTTTTTAATCTTCGCTGTTGTGGTCGTCATCGTCATACCCTCTTACTTTAATTAACACAGTTAATACACCCACTGAGACTATCATACCTAAAAAGAACAAACCTAATCCTGCTTCAACTTCCATTATGCTCCTTTATACTTTTCATTACCTTGATGCCATCCTATGTCTTCTATTTCTTCACTACAACATGTAGGACAACAATACCATTCTTCTAACGATTCATCTGTGTCTAATTCTTGTGCAACACCTCTCCATTTACAAGTCCAACAAATCCAATTCCATAATTCTTCTTGGTCTGACATTATTTGTTGCCTTTCATTAAGGATATCTCTGTCGCCGCCTTACGTCCTGTTATATCATCGTCATCAGCAAACACTGGCACTTGATTACTTTTGTGCATGGTTGCAATACCAATCAATCTACGTTCTCCTGTGTAACGCATTTCTTCTCTTTTACTGCCAGCACCTTTTTCCATCACAGGTACTTTGTCACCACAAGGTACTCCTTGTCTGTCTTCTATAGGTTCGATCACCAATGTTTCTGATTTCTTTTTTCTAAACTTAATCTTGTCCAACCCTCTCTCTTTTAACCATTCCTGATGTTCCTCACGAGCTTTTCGCAGTGATGCTGTGTCGGGTAATCTGTGGTTGATTTTTTTAGGTTGTTTCAAAATAATAAATCCCATTCTAATATTGTATTGTGTTATTTACTGTTTGTCAAGTCTTCAATTTTTTGAAGTATGATCTTAGGATATTCTTCGTTAGTACTCCAAGCACTCAATCCAAACACCATTTTGGTAATATTGGGCTCGTATTTGTTTTGATCTCTTTCTGCTCTAAACTCTTTGTAAGCAGGATGTCTGTTTATGATTGCGATTACATCTTTTACACTCTGACATTTGGTTTCATATTTCTTAACACCAAATTTAGCATTAGGAATAGCCGCAGGTTTCATGTGTGGCACTTTATCTAGACTCCAAGTCCTTACACCAAACATTGCATTGCCTTCTGTGGCAAATCTACTTCTACCATAGTCTGATTCTATAATTGCCATTGCCACCAATATGTCTCTAGGTATTCTTTGATCCATTGGTAGTGTCCAGTTGATGTAGTCTATGCAGGTGTTCATTGCTTTAATATAAGTTTTAGGTCCATCGAATTTAAACTCGGGTTCATGTAGTCCAAAACTCTTTGCCATCTCTACCATTCTTTTGTCTTCTTGTTTACGAATCTTTTTCTCTACAATGCTGTTTGGATTGAATGTTCCGTAGGTGTATGCTAATAAAAGAACACCAGCCAATGCTAATACTTTGTAACAGAACACTTTTACTTTGCGTATAGTTCTGTTAGACGGTGTTAATTGTTTAACAACGTCATTAATAAACAACTTACTATTGTCTTTTAGTTTATTAAACTTTTTTTTGATCCAAATAAACATAACATTATTATACACTATTTAGATTCTAAATCAAGAGTTAATAAATCGCTATTTCTTTGAGTTTTTGAGATGCTGTTTGCAGATTTCGTACCAAAATTGCCCACCTTCTCTCAACAATTCATTGTCAGTACGCAGACGTTCCATTCTCTTGTGTAGTAGGTTCCATTGATACTTTGAAATTACTGCGTTACGATCTTGGAATTTGTCTATTCGTATGAGTACATCGTCTATGATGGGGCAGGTGATATCAGGCACTTTGGGTGCTTTCTTTTTCCACTTTTGCCAAGCAGTTGTTTTCTTTTTAAGTGTAGGCATAACAGTAATATTTAGATACTGCAATTATAAACTTAAATGAATACTTAATGAAAGTGAAATGTGGGAGCCGAAACTCCCACACTTGATCTGTTCTGTTGCCCGGTAGATCTACCGCCAAGTGGCCGGTATTAAGCGGCAACCAATTCCGCGTCAGCAAATATGCTAACTGGAACTGTCACTTCTGGTTTAAATGCGTTTGCATTTGTACGATCCTTTACAGAGATCAGACTGATAAACTCCATGTGCTTTTATGCTCCGGTCGAAACCAAGTACACCCCCTCATAATAAACCAGATTATTATAAATGAGTGTTGGTGGAGGTGGAGGGAGTCGAACCCTCGTCCCAAAAGTGTATTGCACACACTTCAACGTCTACAGTGTATTTAAACAGATTATTGGGTAAATGTCAAGACTTAATTTTAATTGGGGACCATCTACCATCTTTGCTTCTTAACTTGTCAGAATGCTTTACTTCTATGGTGAATTTTTTAGAGTTTTTGAATTCCTTGCCATATGCGAAAGTGAACTCATGTCCGTGTTCAGTTGCAGACTGCCAATAGTGTTGGAAGTCGTTAATCACAATCTTATTCTTTTGTATTTTAACTGTCATATGCTTAATGTAGCATACACACACTAAAATGTCAAGCAGTGATTATTATTGATTGAAGTTTTTGATTACTTTGATATCAGTAGCAACTTGTCTATCTCTAAATTCTTGTAATTGGTATTCTACAATATCACCGTCCATAACTTCTTTAAGGTTAGCGGCTTTAAGAGCAGAGATATGTAAGAAAACGTCCTTGCCTTCTTCGTCTGGTGTAATGAATCCAAATCCTTTTGCTGAATTGAACCACTTTATTTTACCTGTTGCCATATTATTTTGTTTCTTGTTTTCTTATGTTGTATTTATTATTTTTTTGGAAATTTGTGTGTTGTGTTGCGGATTTTTACACCCGCAACATCAATAAAATTACAATGAGTTTTTCTTCTCTTGTATTTCTTTTCTTCTTGTTTTAGTCGCTTTACCTAAAGTACCAAGAGCCTTTCTTGCTCTAGCCGCCGCCGCTTTAACACCCTTTGTTTCGAATGCTTCAGATTCAGCAATGTACGTTTCGTATGCTTCTTTTATTTCTTCATGAGTCGCCATGATTTTTCTCCTTTATAACGTTATAAATTTCAGCCCAACTTTTTACTCGTTGAACCGAATCCTTATCCTCATTATACATTGTATTGTGAGGAAGGTCAAGTAGCAATGCTACCAAACCCATATCATAACCTAACTGTGCATTAGCAGGTTTATCTTCTATCCAAAACGTTCCTTCCGGTATTTTAGATAGAGCTTCGTGTTTGTCTGCTCCTGTGTCTAAACATTCAATATGTTCGAACACATCACCAAACACTTGCTTAAGATTCTCTTCTCTCAACAGATTGGCTTTCTTATCCAATGTTTGACTGGTTATCACATAAAACTTATATCCTAGTTCTGCTATTTTTTTAACATTTTCAACAGCACCTTCCATAGGTTTTAATGACTTCATCCATGCACTTTCATTGAATATCTTTATAAGCACTTCGCATTGACCTTTGTTCATGTGATAGTTCATATTCACTTCATAATGATCATTGGCATGTTTAGGAAAGCCTTGAAATTCCATCCATTCGTCGAATGATTGCTCCCAATTGAGTAGCACTCCATCACAATCTATTGCTATAATTTTATTCATTATTTAGGTAACGTCAATCCTGTTGTACCTTCTCTGTACTGACGTGCCATACCATCTTCTGTTTCTGTGAAACACACAATATTATTTTTGTATATTTCTACATCAGCATTTTGAGGCACAGTGAACACAAACGGTCCAAGACCTATTCCTTTGTTAGGAATATTAACCACTGCTCTTGGTTTTGATATTTTAATTGAATCTTGTGTAATCTCAATCAATTTGGCTAACACTTCCTCGCCACTCATCAGTTTAATTGTGATAATATCTCCTTGTTGTAAACTAGGCATCGTCACCTCCTTGTTGATCAATCAGTGTTTTTAATTCTTGAAATCCACCAACGTGTTTTTCATCAACAAATATTTGAGGCACTGTTCTTGCTCCTGGAACTGCTTCTTGTAACTGTTGCACTGTCCACGTTCCGTGTGCTATGTTTCTTTCCTCAAACTCTATATTTTTTGATTTTAATAGGTTTTTTGCTTGTTCACAGTATGAACAACCTACGTTGCTCCATACAATCGCTTTAGTTATCTTTGACATTTGGTATCCTTATTGCTCCTATACCTTCTTTGTGAAGGTCTGTTATTTCTTTATCCGATGCTGTACCGTATATATGGTCATCACGTTCTCCTGCCATTGCTTTCCGAGCCTCTTTGGCAAAATCATCTCCAACATCTACACAGTTCTTTTCTACCCATGTCTTAAGATGTTGTAGAGTTGATCGACTGTTGTAAAATGCTGTGTTACTTTTTTTACTTTTGATCTTTTTTGATTTCAAATTTACATTTGGAGCCATTACTGCTCTTCGTACACCTGTGTTATCACATATTGGACAAGCAATCAGTTTTTTAGTTTTTTGATCCAGATACGATTTCTCTGATGCAAACCATCCTTCGAATTTATGATCTCTAGAACAGAGTAAATTATATTTGGGCATACCTAAGTGTAACTTCTTTTGAGGATAAAGTCAATGTTTATAGATGATGTTCTGGTGGTTTACAGTCGACGGGTTGATTGTCTTTGTCCATGTACAAACTCAACAACCAAATTATTACTCCCATACCTATCAACACCCAGATGAATCTTTCTTCTGGAGAAGTTAACAAATATGTCAGAACTTCCATACCATTCATTGTGTTGAAGTCTACCATTATAATAAAAATTTCTTGAATTGACCTTTTTGTACGTCCTGTTTTATACCACCCACGATATAACTTTCTACTTCCGTCTCTTGAGGAGCCACCTGCATACCTTTTGAACTTAACCAATGCTGTGTCCAAGGTAGTGGATTTTGAGATGCTGATACATCGTAAATAGCATCGTACCCTAATGCTCTCAATCTTTTGTTAGCAATCCATTCAACATATTGACCTAGTAATTTTTCATTAAGACCTATAATTGATCCATCTTTGAACAAATGTTTTGCCCATGCTTTTTCTTCTTCCACACAGTCTTTGAACATTTGTATCACAGTCTTCTCTGTGCCTTTCATTGCTTTGGTCATTTCAGGATCATCTCCTTTTTGCCATGCTTTAATAACATTGGTAGACAAGTTTAAATGTGTTGCTTCATCTCTAGCAATCAATGAAAGTATCTTTGCTGATCCTTCCATCAGTTTAAGCTCGCCGAATGCGAATGTACAAGCAAATGATATATAAAATCTTAATCCTTCTAACAAGTTCACAGTGTTCATTGCATAATATAATTGTCGCTTTAAATCAAGTGTGTCCACTTTTTTGCCCACTTGATAGTCTAATGCCATCTTGCCAAACTTGTCGTACTCTTTTGTTACTGATTCTGCTCTCTTTAATATTTCTTTATCATCCAGTATGGTGTCAAACACTTCTGCAGGATCTGAATAAATGTTCTTCATAATGTGTGTGTATGATCTTGAGTGTATTGTTTCAAAGAAATCCCAAGTAACAATACATCCTTCTAGTTCTGGATTAGAAACATATGGCAAGAACATAAGACTTGGTCCTCTACCTTGCACTGAATCCAACAGTGTTTGATATTTTAAATTTGATGTGAATATGTGTTTCTGTTCTGGTCTGAATGATTGGTAATCTGCTCTGTCTTTTTGTAACGAAACTTCTTCTGGTCTCCAAAAATATCCAATCATGGTCTGATTAAGTTTATCAAATTGTGGATATCTGAAATCGTCGTATCTCTGTATGCCACCATCTGCACCAAAGAACATGGGTTGTTTTAGATAATCTACTTTTTGTTTATTGAATACTGTTTTTGACATACTTATATTTATATTGCACACGCATCACACGTTTCATCATCCTCTAAATCTGCTAATTGTTCTTTAATTTTTTCTTCGTTATTCAGTTGTGCAGGTTCTACATCTAATCCTGCTGGTTGAACATCTTCTTCTTCACCTTTGAAGTCATAAGTGTTTTGATAGTAACTTGTTTTCCAACCAAGTTTGTATGCTGTTAGCATGTCCTGTGCCATCACTGAGATTGGAACTTCGTTGTTCTCAAAGTGTGTGGGATTGTAACTCCAGTTGCCTGATATGGCTTGATCAAAATATTTCTGCATCATGGCAACAACGTTGATATAACCTTCGTTGCTTGGCATGTCCCAAAGCAATGTGTAAGCATTCTTTAGTTTAGGGTAGCCTGGTGCTATCTGTTTTAGTGGACCTTTCTTACTTTTCTTAATTGCCATTAATGCTCTTGGTGGTTCTATACCATTTGTTTCGTTACTAACAACGGAAGAACTCTCACTTGGCATCTGTGCTGACAGTGTGCTGTGTCTTAGTCCATGTTTGGCTATGTCTTTTCTCAATGATTCCCATGCCATTCTCTGTTTGTGTGGCACGATCTTGTCTACATCTTTTTTGTAGTGGTCAATTGGCAACAAACCGTCTGCGTATTTTGTCTGTTTAAATCCTTCACAAGCACCTTTTTCCTGTGCTATTTTGTTAGATGCTTTTAATAGATAGAATTGAAATGCTTCAGACAATCTGTCCACAGAATCCCAAGCACCTTTATCATGATATTTGTGTCCTTGTTTTGCTAGGTAATGTGCTAATCCAATATATCCTATACCTAAACTTCTTCTTGATTTAGTGGATAGCTCTGCCGCTAACACAGGATAATCTTGATACTCTATAATTTCTTCCAATGCTCTAACAGTCAATTCACATAAGTTTTCTAAATCGTCAAGGTTGTTTAATTGTCCAACGTTGATTGCACTCAATATACACAGTGCTATTTCTCCTTGCGAATCATCTATTGAACTGATTGGTGTTGTGGGCAGTGTAATCTCTTGACACAAATTACTCATTGATACTTTGTCTTTGAATGAACTGTGTGAGTTACAATGATCCAAATTCATGATGTAGATACGTCCTGTTTCTGCTCTTTCTTTTAATAAATCAGAAAATAAATCTTGTGCTGGTATTGTCTTTTTATTAACTGATGAATCTTTTTCATATTTTTTATATAGTGCATCAAACTTGTCGGTACCAAATGCATCATATAATCCTGGTACTTCGTGTGGTGAGAATAATGTGATGTCTTCATCGTTCATAAATCTCTCATAGAAAAGTTTTGTAATCTGTATTGAATAATCTAACTTACGCACTCTGTTGTCTTCTGTGCCTTTGTTATTTTTAAGCACAAGAATGTCTTCAATCTCTTGGTGCCATATTGGAAAATGTACAGTTGCTGATCCACCACGTACTCCATTCTGGGTGCAACATCTCACAGTTGATTCGAACTTTTTAAGGAACGGAATCACTCCTGTGTGTTGAACCTCTCCACCTCTTATTTTTGCATTGATGCCTCTGATACGTCCTGCATTGATTCCTATGCCTGCTCTTCTGGCAACGTACAATCCTATTGCCATGTCGCTTGAAAATATTGAAGACAATGTATCGGCACTGTCTATCAGTACACATGAAGCAAACTGTCTGATAGGAGTTCTCACTCCTGCCATCACTGGTGTTGGAATATTAATCTTAAATGTTGATACAGCGTCATAGTATTTCTTAACATAACTTAATCTTGTTTTTGTTGGGTATTCTGCAAACAGTGTTGCCGCAATCATCATGTACATGTCTTGTGGAGTTTCAAATAAATCTCCTGATGATCTATCTTGTACAAGATATTTGTCTACTACTTGTCTTAAACCTGCATATGTAAAATCAAGATCTCTTTCTCTCTTGATCCATGTGTTCATCTTTTTAATCTCTGATTTATTATATTTTTCCACAATGCCTTTATCGTACACACCTGCTTTAATATTTCTTAAAATTAATTTTAACAAAGGCATATATTCATATTGACCGTGTGCTTCTTTACGCACATCATATGAAAGTAATCTTGCCGCGGCATATTGGTAGTTGGGTGCATCTAATGATATGAGATCATTTGCTGAACGTACTAAAATTTGTTGAACTTCTTTTGTGGTCATGCCATCATAGAATTGTATGTTGGCGTTAATTTCTATTTGTGATGAACTTACTCCTGCTAATCCTTCGCAGGCTTCTTCCACGACAAAATGAATTTTGTCAATGTCTAAAGGTTCTGACCGTCCGTCTCTTTTCTTAATTTTAATTGCAGATGTGTTGATGATTTGTTCCTTAGACGTATTCAATTCCATTATATTCCTATTCTTATTAATTCAATTCTATGTATTTATCGGTTCTTGTATATGGGTAGTATATTGCAGAATGTAATTTTTGTCAAACTCTGATTTGCTTAATTTAGCCATAGTGTGTGTGTTTATTAGAGTGTTTTTCATTTCAAATATGTAATTAAACTTCTGGTTGTTTGACTTAAATTCCCTTTTATAAACTGTATGTATCTTAACATTTTCATCTTTAAAATTATCAGTTAATAACACAGTATAACTGACTAAGAGAGAAATGTCAACAAGATCATATTCATTTTTTTCAATCAGTTGCCAAGGAGTAAGCCAGGTGTCTTTTTTATAGATATCGGTGTTGGTTTTGGTTCTAGGACAATTTTGAAATATATTGATCAACACATCAACAGGATCCTGTAGTTCGTTAACCAAGTTCCGTATGCTTTGCCAATCTTCTAGGCGTTCTATGTAGTTGCCGTAAAAAATATTAGGCTTATGAGATATTTTGAATTTGGATTGTGACATTGGCAGATTCGCTTGAGTTGACTGGAGCAGGATTAATTGCTTGGACAACAAGAGTTTCAAAATTAGCATCTGCATCTAGATCATTTAGTGTCACTTGAAAGTTTAATTGATCTGCATTTGTTCCTTGGAAGTCATAATCGTCACTGATATGACTTGTATTATTTTCTTTGTCTATTAATATTTTAAGAGTGCCTTTTCTCATTCCTGTGTCTACTGTGTTTTTATAAACATAATTCATATGAATTGTTTTGCTAGTGTCTGTAGGTAATCTTAAAAAGTCAGTGTATGCATTTAATTGACCAATATTGAATTTTGTTGTGAAATTAAAGTTACCTGAGTATGCTCCTTCTACTTCTGTAATATAAGCAATATTATTGAAGTTGCGTATCATTGCATTAGTTCTAGCAAAGAAATCATTTGAAGTTATATTTTGATTTTTTTCAAATTTAATTACACTGTGTTTTGGTGCAGTATCTAAACCAGCATCGTTACCAACTGTTGAAAAATTGTTTGCTTCACTGATGTTGCCTGTTCCGTGTTTAATCCAGATACCTTGCAAGTTGATATCAATAAATTTTGAGTTGCTGATGGTGTTGTTGATTGGACCTGTGGCTTGACCAACTCCACCTAAAGTAGTATCTTTACCAAACACAATTCCGTATCCACATTCTTCAATTATTGAATTATTAAATGTGTTGTGTACAACATCATCGTCACTTGATACAGCATATGAAAAATTGGAAACTTTGATCTTTTCAAATGTGTTGTCTTTAGATGTAACTGGAGTAGATGTTGCTTCTAATAAAATACCAATCTGAGTTGCCACCAATGCGGCTCCTTGTGCTTGAACCCACGGACCTTTAATGTTTATGTCTGTGAATGAACTGTTTTTACAACTTGCTAATTTTAATCCGGGCTGAGTGGTATTACTGTTTAAAGTTAAACCTTTCAATTCAATATTAGTTGTTTGATTAATTAATGTTGTTTGTGCCGCAATGCCCTCACCGTTAATTGTTTCCAACACAGGAAATACACCTGTTTGGTTGATCACAGTTTTATCACTACCATCTCCAATGATTGAAGCATATGGTGGCAATTTCAAACTGTTTGTAATTTTGTATAAGCCTGCAGATAATTTTAATGCAATTCTTTTTTTGTAGGTGTCTGCATCTGCTGAACTACTCCAAGGAAGAAACAGTTGATCTATTGCTCTTTGTAATGCTAGAGTATCATCAGTTGATCCATCACCTGTTGCGCCAAACGATTTGGCATCAATATTGTCATCCAGTCTGTTTTGTAAACTTCTTTTGATAGGAGTTGCTGATGTAACTCCTGTTTGTATATTTGAACCATTACGGTAAGTGTATTGATCACTCAATGTAAACAAGTTGTCGTGTTCTGTTAATACTTTAGAATTGCCTACTGCTGGTGCACCTTCAGACACAGCACCATTACCTATGTAAAGTTCTTGTGTGTCCACTGCCCAACCAAGTTCTCCACCTGCAAGTTGGGGTAATCCAGAACCTAGGTTCTTTCTACCTCTTCGTATTTGAATTCTTGATATCGATACAATTGCCAATGTTTTTCTCCTGCTGTGTGTATTTATCGAGTGTGATGGTATAATTGATGTTGATTTAAACTGTGTGTTTAATATAGTACTCTTCTACTCTACGCCACCACTGATCTTTGTATTTGCTGTAATTTAAGGGTGTTATATCAAATTGCTGGTACGTTAGATCCCTAGCACACATGAATACATGTCCTTCTTTGATGTCTGTGCCGTATGTTTCGTTGTGTGCTTCAGCATATGCCACCAACTGTAAAAAATAATCCCCGATCCATTCTAACTTTTTAGGCTTGTTTGTCTGTTTAAAGTCAATGATGCAAGGTGCTCCTTTGTATTCTCCTACACAGTCTGTGGTACCTGCATATATTTTTGGGAAATATAATCCAATCTCTGAACCCCAAATTTCATTCATATCCACCAATGCATTTTTATGAACAACTTGCGCCATTTTAAATGCCTGCTGAGCATACGGATTAGATCCTGGAGAGGGCCAATCGCCTAACTCAATATAATCTTCAAGATATTTGTGCATTCTAGTTCCAATGCCTGAGGCTTCTTTTGTGATACGTACAGCATTTTGTTCACCAACTCTTTTGCGCCATTCAATAAGATGTGATTTGTCTTTGGTTGCATCTAGTATTGTGGTAACTGATGCCACAGCATTGCCGTCTGGACATTGGTAAACTCTCTTGCCATTTAAAGAAGTTCTTGATAATTTTTTATAATCTATTTTGTTTGTAATTAAAGTCATTAATTTTCATTGTTGTTATTTTCTGTAGACAGTCTATCCAACTCATCTAACATATCATCTTGTGTTGGACCGTCCCATGGATTGTAATCGTAATAAGGTTTAGTTGTACTGTTAGGATCATCTTCACCAACAACCTGTTTTACTTCAGGCACATAATGTTTCATTGTTGACTCTATACCTTTCTGCAGAGTGGCAGTACTACCTGCACAACCTGAACAGGCACCTTTCATCAACATGGTTAATTTTCCTGTATCAACATCGAACTCTTTTGCTTCAACTTGACCTCCGTGAGATTCAACTTGAGACTTGATATATTTTTCAATTACGGATTCGATGTCATGAAGTATTTGTTCTTTGGTTCTATCCATGTCTTAATATTATAATACTATTGGTGAAAAGTCAAGTATTAAGTGCGTTTTTTGGTTGCTCTCTTTGCCATTGTGTTTAGACCAGCAG